GAAGAAGGAGTAAAGAACTACAAGCCTCTGTTCTAGATACTGGAAAATGAAACTATGGCGTACTTTAAACTTAATACATTCGGAGGCAAAGCGCCTAGGATAGCTCCTAGGTTATTAGCAGATACGCTTGCTCAAGCTGCAACAGATGTAAACCTGGAAACAGGCCGTTTAGTACCTATAACAGAAAACTCTACAACAGATCCTTCTAATGGCGTATCTACTTTAGCTAATACAACTAAACAAACTATTTTTAAATACACAGATAGCCCAGAACGTTGGCTACAGTTTGACGAAGATGTAGACGTCGTACGTGGGCCAATAGCCGGGGACACTAACAACACGATCTATTGGTCAGGTCAATCTTTCCCTAGAATGGGCAGAAGTGACATTATTTTAAGTGGTGCTCCTTTTCCTAGTGCTTTTTTTAGATTAGGTGTACCCGCTCCAACAGCCGCTCCAACTGTAGCAGTAGCTGCTCCAACTCAAATAAATGCAACTGTAACTACAACAAGTGGCTCAGGTGTAATAACTGTAACAACAGCTAGTGCACATAATAGTGCCGCAGATCAGTTTGTTACGCTTGCAGGTTTTGGTGCTACAAATGGACTTACTGCTGATGAGATAAATGGCGACTTTAAAATAGTATCTACTCCCTCTGGTACAACTCTTACAGTAGAAACAAGTGGTTCGGCTACTGGGAATGGTACGTCAGGATCTATAACAAATGGAGCTTCTTTTGGTGGACCATCGGACGCTAACATAGATTTTGAAACATCTTATGTTTACACTTTTGTAACTGCTTATGGTGAAGAAGGGCCCCCCTCTCCTGCTTCTACTGTAGTAACAACAGATGATAACCAAACTGTAAACTTAAGCAGTTTAGAAACAAGCAGCGCAAAGTCAAATACTAACTTACTTAAGAAACGTATTTACAGATCTAACACCGGCTCAAATACTACTGCATTTCAGTTTGTTGCAGAGGTAACTCTTGCTACAACTACATATGCAGATACTTCAAACAACAACGAATTAGCTGAAGTTATCCCTTCTACTACTTGGATTGCACCACCAGATGATGATACATCTTTGTACCCAGACGGACCTATGAAAGGGTTATGTGCGTTACCAGGCGGTGTCTTTGCAGGTTTTACAGGTAAACGTATATGTTTTAGTGAACCTTTCTTGCCACACGCTTGGCCTGCTAACTACAGACTTGTAATAGAAGAAGAAATAGTGAATATAAAAGTAGTATCTAATGGTATTTTAGCTACTACAAAAGGAGTGCCCTATTTAATTACTGGCTCAGGCCCTGAGTCTATGACTGCAATTCGTATAGAAAGTTCGCATGCAAATTTAAATAAAAGATCCATGGTAGATATGGGGCCTTATGTTATATACGCTAGTCCGGACGGTTTAATTGCAGCCGAAGGTACAACTGTAAGAAACATAACAGAAGGAATTATTACACCTACTCAATGGCAAGCTAACTATTATCCCGCAACCATAACTGGTTTTATGTGGGAAGAAAGATACGTTGGTTTTTTTGATAGAGGAAGTGGTTCTCCTAGATACGGAGGGTTTATATTTGACCCGAGGGTATCAGACGGCACAAGTTTTGTAGACTTAGATGCAAGTGGCCTTATACGTGGTGGCCACACAGATCCGGACGACAGTCAGTTATATTTAATTATAAGCAACACGATTAAAAAATTTCAAGGTAGTAATACTAATTTAACATTCAATTGGAAATCAAAAGAATATGTTATGCCTAAACCTACTAGTATGGGTTTTGCAAAAGTAGATGCAGAAACTTATCCAGTTAGGGTAAAAGTATACGGAGACGGCAGTGTTATATATAATGCTGTTATAGCTTCTTCTGGTAACACTTTTACTGTAACAGGCACTACGCCTAGTTTTAGTTCAACGGCTATATCAGAACCTGTTGTACGTTTACCGGCCAGCGTTCATAAAACATATGCAGTAGAAGTAGAAGGAGCTACTATTGTTAATGAAATATGTGTAGGAGATTCAATGGATGAATTGAGGACTGTCTAATGCCTAAAACTAAAGTCCCCGCCTTAAAAAATATTCCTAATAAAATAGATAGAGAGTTAAAAGATACTCTTGAATCTATGAAAGAAGCACAAGAAGTAAGATTAGGCAGACGTGGCGATCCTTTAGATAGAGCTATAACCCTTAGAGAACTCATAGATAGCGGGCTGGCTAAGCAACTTAGAAATAGACCTTTTGACCCAAATGGTTTAATTGATTTTATACCTAATGATGATACTGTCGGTGATCTAGCTATACCCCCGGCTCCTACAGGGTTAGAGGCTTCTGGTGCTTTTACCGAAATAATAGTTGATTGGAACCCTGCTCAGTATAGTAATCATGCTTTTACAGAGGTGTGGCGTTCAAGAGATGATGAGATAGGCACGGCTGTTCTTATAACAACCACTGCTTCTTTTATTATTACTGATCCTGTTGGCTACGATCAAACGTATTTTTATTGGGTTAGGTTTGTAAGTACTGACAATGTAAGAGGGCCGTTTAACCAGACTAACGGTACAAAAGCTGAGACGGTAGAAAATATAGGCGCTGTTATGCAACAGCTATCAGAAGAATTATCTAATTTACCTGGGTTTAATCTGATGTCTACTATAGCTACTGCAGCTACTGTTATCAGATCATCAAACGAACCTAGTGCAAGAAACGATAGTTCAGCTATACAGGTTAATGATATTTGGTTTGATACCGATGATGGGCAAGTTTACACAAGAAACTCGGCTAATAATGCTTGGGTAGCCTCTCGTGATGCTACATTAGTTACACTTGTAGGAGCTAGTAGTTTTACGGGTAGCACCATATCAAGTGCGTTGTCTACAGCTCAATCTGATATTGTCACTGTCACTAATGCACAAAGCGCGACTGCCTCCTCTTTGTCTAGTTTAACTTCTACAGTTACAAGCAATAATAACACTCTTACTGCTTCTATTAACTCTGAAGCTACTACAAGAGCTAACGCAGACACAGCTTTGACAAATAGTGTTAACAACCTAACATCTACAGTCAATGGCAACTCTAGTTCAATCAGTACGTTAAGTACTACAACTGCTAGTCATACAGGTGACCTTAACGCTATGTTCGTGCTTACAGTTGCTACAGAATCAAATGGCAGTAAGTCAGCTGCGGGTATGGTCGTGGGGTCTAATGCTAGTAATGGCTCAGGGGCACAATCTTTTGTGCAGTTTCAAGCAGACAAGTTTGCAATTTGGAACAACACAAATGCAAGTGTGGCGCCGTTTATTGTAAGTGGAGGTTCAGTATTTATAGACAGTGCACGTATTCAAGACGGAGCCATAACAAACGCACGTATAGCGGACGCAACTATTGAAAATGCTAAGATTGCGGACGCAACCATACTAACTGCTAAAATAGGAGACGCCCAGATTACAACAGCTAAAATTGATGATTTAGCTGTGAATAATGCTAAAGTTCTTGGCGACTTAAGTGCTACAAAAATCACCGCAGATCAGCTTGATTCAGCTCGAATAAATGTTGATACACTTAATGTAAAACATTTTGACAATGTTAGTACAGACATAAAGAGCCACACGGGGTCTTTTGTTCCTTTAGGAGTAGAGGCAAACGTTCAATCCTGGTCAGGCACTTACCCTGGTCAAACTATTATTAGTTCGGAATCTAGTTCTATAGTTAATATATCTTGCCAAACTGCTAACATAAGAAACAACGCTAAATACAGAGTTGTTTATTCTGCGGTTTTAGGTAATGTTAGAAACGGCACTATTCAATATAGTTTTGATAACAGTAATTTTGTGTCGTTAAGTCCTACAGTAAACGCTAACGCAGGTACTTTTAGAACATATGTGTTTATTTGGGATGGACAAATAACAGGTATGAGCTCTTCTCAAAGCACGGTATATTGGAGAATAAACTGGAACGTATTTGGCGGGCAAGTTAACAGCACTTATCAGGCTTTATACGTTACTATGGATAATACACAATAATGAACTATACAATCTATACAACATCTACAGGAGAAGTTATAAGCACAGGGTCTTCCAATGTAACCGATGTAGCAGATATAGGAGTTGCGAGTGGGCAAACTGCAGTAGAAGGAACTTATGCTCCTGGGCAGTACAAATTTGTAGATGGAAGCCCTGTAACAATATCAGAAAACTCTTTAGATTATATACGTGCTCAAAGAACTTATCTTTTATCAGAGTGCGATTGGACACAAGTTGCAGATAGCCCTTTAACAAATGCTAAAAAAACAGAATGGGCTACGTATAGACAAGCTTTACGAGATTTGCCTGCTTCTACAGATGATCCAATTGTGTTTCCAACTCCTCCAGAATAAGGTAATATAAACCATGGCTTATAAAAGAAAAACAAAGAAAAAACCTATAAAGAAAAAAGCTTTAACTAAAAGGCAAGAGGCTACTATGAAGCGACATTCAAAACACCACACTGCTAAACATATGAAGTATATGAAGAATCTTATGATGAAAGGTAGCACATTTACTGCTGCTCATAAGAAAGCTCAAAAAGCAGTTGGTAAGTAATGTACGAATATAGGTGTGAAATAACCCGGGTAGTAGACGGAGATACTGTAG